TGCTTATTTGCAGTGAGAATGTCGCGCACTTTATCAATCATGGCGCGAGCATACACGCAATACATCAAGTTAATGCGCTTGCTAGTAGCAGCCACACCTTGGCCGACTTTGTCGGATGAATCGAAACCGACGGTCGGATCGAATTTAGTTTGGCGCTTGTTAAAGAAATTAAGGGTCTCAGTGGCCTCGTGGAACTCAGCCGCGAGCTCGGCGGGTACGCTGGCGTTCGTTTTCATCTTCTCGTTGAGAGCGTCGAGGTACTGGCGCGATCGTTCGGCCAAGTACTCGTCGTCGCAATGGAAATCCCGCTCCATGCGGTCAAGAGGCACCTCCTTACCATACAGAGCGAGTTGTAACCCGCGTAGCAGCTCGCCATGCGTGAATTCGAGGTTGTGCTTGTTCATAGGGTGCTTATAGCGGCGGGAGTAGCGTTTGGCAATGGTCTGCGTGGCCTCAATAGTAGAGGATGAGACCTGATGCTTTGCGAATCGCACATCAGTGAGCCGGTAGCCGTTGGCGAACTCGTCCACATTCAGCACCGAATCAACGGGCAGACGTAGTGAGCCAGACTCGACGGCTGGTATTGCCGCTTTCGCAACGGAAACACACTCAGACATCGGGTCGTTAACTGGCCGAATCATGTGCTGCAGGGTCGTAATCGCGACGTCCTGCGACACAGGGAGCGCGGTGCTTTCTTGCGGGACAGTTACAGGGAGTTTAGTGTCATCAACCTGCAGCGTCCTGTGTGAGATGTAGACGCCTGTGATCTCCTCGTAGGTCATCACGGGACCCCCATGAATCGCATAGTACCGGCACAAGTAATCAGTATCACCAGCAAATACAAGCTGATGAGTGGCGCGAGTGGCGGCCGTATAAATCATCTCAGAGCGATTAGCCAACTGCGAGGCCACACTGTTCGAATCGACGTAAAATACGACCGTGTGGTCGCGCGAGCCGGTATAGGTCGTGATTGTGTGCGCGTTGACTTTAAGTGACTGGAGACGGTCAGCGCTGGCGCTATTGAAACAAATTACCGGTATTTCAGAGCCGGCAAACCGCTCGATCGCGCCTTTATATATGACGAGACCACGCTCAACAGTTGATCGCGTGCGCATCATGAAGCCATGACGTTTGTTAATCATCGCAGTAACGTCAATAGGTATCTTGTAGACGTCAAGTAAATTATTGCGGACGCCTACATCGCGAACTGTAAGCATGCGGCGTTTATTGTTATAATTAGTATAAGCAGTCTGCTCAACGTCGCCGACCACGACTATTTTGTGGCCAGGATAGCAAGCGGCAACCAGCGCTACGTAATCAAGTGGAAACTGTGAGATTTCATCAATTATGATCGTATCACAGCTATCGTGGCGCTTGCCGAAGAAAACGTGCGGCGTGTAACTGGCGACTCCGAGGCGCTGGTGACGCTGCGCAAGCTCACGAGTGGGAGCTATAAATACTGCTTTCGGGTGGTCGCGTATGGCGTTCGTGGTTTTCGACGCGCTTGCATAGCCAGTATAAGCCGTAAAAGCATACAGCTTTGATCTGCGTCCCGTTATGTTGGGCTTCAAGCGCGCAAACTCACCGGTGAAGTACTCGTTGACAAACCGCCGGAGATCGCCATACATCGCCGTGTGTTCTGTGTGAGAGCGATTCCACTTGTCGTAACAAGTGAAGAAGGGGACAGAACCCTGACGGCAACCCTTGAGAAGGAAATACCGCTCAGTGCACGTCTTGCTCTCATACACGAGTTCGATGCTGGCGAAGTGCGACGCCATGCGCCACAACGCGTGGGGGTTGCCGAAAGTTTTCGTGAGCAGAGCGCCACCGTCAACGATACGGTTAAGACACGCCGTGTTCAAGGCGTCTATAACGGCCTCAGAGTTCACTGCGCGGGCAGCGTCGTTGATAATCAAATCAAAAACCGCAAGGCAGCCGGAATCGAATAAAGATGTCAGGAACTCCGATGTGTCACGATAGGTGAACTTCTCGCAGCGGGGCACGTTCTGTGTCAGGCGAGCAGCGCCCTCACCGGTGTAGACGCCCATGATGTGGCGTTTTGGATGGCGAAGAGCGATCATCGATGATAGGTAGCCAGGCGCCGCGCTGACGTCAAGAACGCGCT